AAGCCCAAAAGGGTTAGGAGGAAGTATAATGGTGATTAAATCTCATCAAGCAACAGAACAAGCGTTTTTTCCGCAAGTGGTAGACGCTACGGACAAAAATAGTGTCCGTAATCACGTTCGTGAGGTTGTACTTTTCTATTGGGAACTTATGACTAATCAAGATACATCTAAGATGCTTGAAAAAGATTATCAAGAACTTCTTGAGTTTGTTACATTTGGTCCTTATGGATTATGCGGAAATGTTAACTAATTTTAGTTACTTTAGATTTATATAAAGCCTATCAACAAGATAGGTAAGGAGGAAGTTATGTTTAAATATAAAACAGCACGCGCTTATGCAAGCGCACGTAAGCAACAGAGAACTGCTCGACGCAGAACTTTCTGGGACGCAATCTCATTGACCGAACTCACTCCTAGCGAGTGGGCTAGCGAAAAAATGCTAGGTCAAGATAGTCTCCTTGATTTACGAGTGTCTAATGACACAATCAAGGGTAGAGAAAATCTTCCTAGATTGGACTACAAGTTAGGTACGCTACCAAACGGACGTCGTTACCGTTTAGGTGCTAAAAAGAAACCAGTGTCCAAGATCGTATCTCTTTCACAGAAAGATGATGCTCTTCTGAGTGCAGAAGAGTTTGAGCAGGTACTTGAGGCGCTTTAAAAAGTGTCCATTTGTTAGTTTATAATAGTTTATAATTTATTTTAGAAGCCCAAAGGGTTCGGAGGAAAACATATGTTTAATAAGGTTATTTTGATTGGACGTACTACGTCAGAAGCAGAACTACGTTACACGCAAGGTGTCAACCAGAAGGCAGTGGCACAAGTAACACTCGCCGTTAATCGCCCATACAAGAGCGCTAATGGGGAGCGCGAGGCAGATTTCATCCGCCTTGTAATCTGGGGAGAGAACGCAGAGCGATTCTCGAACTGGATTAAGAAAGGTTATATCGTGTCCGTAGAAGGAGTTCTACGTACTCGTAGTTACGATAATCCACAAGGTCAACGTATCTATGTAACTGAGGTTATTGTTACTTCGTTTGTCAATTTGACGAAACGTGACGATAATCAAGGGCAAGGTATGGAACAGAACCAAGGTTTTGGTAATGGTAATGATGCGTTTGGAGGAGGTTTCCCAATAGACGACGATTTACCATTCTAATCTAAACAACAAAAATAACTTATAATGTAAAGGAAAGAAAGACTATGCAAGGTATCACGCGCATAGTCTTTTTGTATTAAAAAAGCTATCTAAAAGATAGTATGGAGGAAGTAAAAAATGGAAACTAGTCTAGTAAAAAAAATCGAATCAAAGATTTCTGCAATCAAAAGCGATAGCACAAGAAGTTTATCAAAAGGTCAACTTGACCTACTTGTTAATACTAATGCGTCAAAACGCGCATTGGAGGACTTCCTTGAGGATGTTACTTTCGTAGTCAAGTACCAATAATAGAGGTAGTTTTATGGAAATGGAACTACCAATATTAACGGAGAAAAACTACTATGATGATGTATTCTATATGTCTAATAGTAGATTCAAGGAGTACATAGCTTGTCCGTTAAGGCAACAAGCTATTGACCTTGGGTTCTGGAAAGGGAAAAAGTCTACGGACGCTCTTTTGTTAGGAAACTACGTTCACTCTTACTTTGAGAGTGAAGAAGCTCACGCTAAATTCTTAGACGAGAATGGAGCAGAGTTGGTTTCTAATAGGGGAGCTACCAAAGGTAAGCTAAAGACCGCCTTTAAGATAGCTGATACAATGATTAAGACCTTAGAGAAAGATGAATTGTTTAACGCATTTTATCATGGAACTGAGGACGATATCGTTATTAAAGAAGCTATCCTTACAGGTGAGTTGGAAGGAATACCTTTTAAAGCAAAGGTTGACAGTCTGAATATTTCCAAGGCTTACTTTGTCGATTTAAAGACAATGGAGTCTATTCGGAAAGAAGCGTATTCACCTACTCTTAAAACGTACACGAAGCAAGCTATCTACAACATTGTAGAATATAGCTATCATATGCAGATGTACGTTTATAGAGAGTTGCTAATGCAGCAATACGGATATGAATTTACTCCGTACATTGTCGCAGTCAGCAAAGAGGGAGTACCAGACAAGGAAATCCTTGCTATAACTGATGACATCTTGGAAGTAGGCAGAGAACAATTTGAAGCACACGCTGAACTTATCCGCGAAGTGTTTCTTGACGGTGCCACACCAGACGGTTGTGGGCATTGTGATTTTTGCTTAACTCACAAGAAATTGGAAAGAGCTATCACGCTCGATGAACTACTAGAAAAATAATAAAGTCTGTTTATACAGATATGGAGGAATAGAAATGACTAATACTAACGCAAATTTTGAACAAAACACTGATTTACTTCAACGTCTTATCGACGCTGAAGTTGCTTTAAAGGTTAAAGAAAACATTGAAGGCTTAGAACCTGTTGAAAATACAGATAGGTCTGAATTGTTTGAGGCTCTTGCTCGTGCGCAAGCCAACTTCGACCAGGTTAAGAAAAGTGGGAAAGCTAATATTCCCACTAAGTCTGGTGCGAATTATAGCTACAACTTCGCTAAATTGAGCGATGTTTTAGCTGCAACTGTCCCAGCGCTTAACGCTGAGGGGATCTACTTTAGTCAGCATCCAAACTATTCATTGAATGGTAATGGAGCGATGGTGACTATTGTTAGCACCTTGAGTCACAAGTCTGGCGCTGAGATCGCTCACGAGAGCATTCCATTGTTCTATAATATGAACGATGCGAAGCAAGCAGGTAGTGTGATGACGTATCTACGTCGTTATGGCGCGTGCCAACTACTTGGGATTGAGGGTGACGACGACGACGACGCTCAAGTAGCAACTATGAACAACTCTTATAACAACTATAAGAGTAAACAACCAGCTGCTAAACAAGTGCCACGTCAAGCGCAACAAGCACATCGCCAACCACAACAAGCACAAGGGCAGGCTAAACCAGTTGAAACTACTCAACCAGTAGCAGAACAACCAAAGCCAGAAACAAAATCAGTTGTTGAACCAGTTGTAGAAAAAACACAAACTGTTGAAACAAACCCAGTAGAGCAAGTGGAAACACTACAAGCGACTACTGAACCAACAGAACAAGTGGGCCAAACACATACGACTGAAACAAAATCAAGCGTAGTGGAAACTATGGCTATCCCAAAAGCGCCTAAACGCGACATGAGTGTCGTTTTCCAGAGTGGTTTAGATAGTGCCAAACAATTTGGTGCTACTGATGAACAACTCGCAGAATGGCAATCGATGAGTCATGAAGAGGCTATCCGTGAGATGAGTTCTTTCGTCCGCGATAAAGCTAGCGGGAAGTAAGTAGATTAGTAATTTTATAAAGGAAAGAAAGACTATGCAAGGTATCACGCGCATAGTCTTTTGGTTTTAAAGAAGCAATAGCAGAGCTATTGTATGGAGGAAGTTGAAAATGAAAGAATTAACAGGTATTTGTGAAAATATCCAAGTAGCAGAAAGTATGGAAGATGAAGATTTATTCGCTTCTATGCTAGAGAATTTGACACGTGGACGATTGGATAGAGGACAAGTCTATGAGGTAGCAAGAAAAATGCTTGATAGCAGAACATTTTTTGCTCGTATAGATACTGTTTCTGTCTCAGAGTTTATGGACTATGGCCTTGAAGAACAAGAAGCAGTAGCACTTGTTTCAATGGCTGAAATCCTTAGACGCTCATTAGTGAAGAAATCAGAAAGAAAAGCTGTCTTTAGTAGCCAGAGTTTTGGTGCTAAGTTGATTGCTCAAATTGGTTCAAAAGAACAAGAGCATCTCATGGCAGTTTATCTGAACACTCAAAATGAGATTATCGACGAGCGTGTGATCTCGATTGGCACTAAAAATCGTTCCTGCGCATCACCGTCAGATATTCTACGGTATGCAGTCAGATGTAATGCGTCCTCTATCATTGTGGCGCACAATCATCCGTCTGGTTCGGTTATGCCTAGTGCCAATGACAGAGAGTTTACAAAAGTTCTCATGGAATGCTCAAAGCTATTTGAGATAGTCTTGCTCGACCATATTGTAGTAGGTAGAGATACATACTACTCATTCAGAGAGCAAGACTATCTGTTTGATTGATTGAAATTAAAGAAATCCTTTAATAAGGATATGGAGGAAGTATAATGAATTACACCGAACTACAAACCTTGTACTATCATTCGATGGTACAAGTAATGACAAACGTGTTCTTTGGGATAATCACCTTTATGGTGATCCGTAGAATGCTTCAAAACAAAAAAGTATTTAGACTGCTATCTATCGCAGTTCTAATCGTTCCTTTTTCAATTATGGCTATCTCATTGTCTATTCTGGACTATGTACGCCATTAAGGAGGAATGATATGACTGATATAGAAAAAGCAAGGTGGCTACGGAAGAACTACCGAGAGTACGCTCTTGACTGGTATCTTTCAGACCACAAGCGTTTGAATGCTATCTTCCAGAAAGAATATGACAAATATCTTTCTGGCCTTAATAACCAGATTGTAGAAGAGCAGCAATCTCAAATCAATCAAATTGAGGAGAGAATGTTCCAAGCCTACAAAGAGGTTTACGGCTCTGACTATCTTGTAGATACGTTGGTTGACCGTAGAGGCACTTTTGAAAGGGTACAGGAAATCCGAGACCTTTGGACACCTGTACTCACTCATTAGGAGGAAGTTATGAAGCGTGAGGAACAAATCGAGCTTGTATATCACTTGTGCGAGAGAAAAGGGTTTACGTACTACAAACTAGAGGATAACTATAATGGAACTGGTATGGTGCTATTTACTGCATTCAATGCAAAAGATACACCGATCATCCGTTATCAGTTCTACCCTTGTGAAGTAAATGCGGTCACAAGCCTACTAGATAGCACATTGATAAGACAAGCGGAAGAGAAACGAAAGTTTCTATCGTTGTCGTTATCAAAAAGGATAAAAGGTTGTAACATAAAGTAAAAGCTATCTAAAAGATAGTATGGAGGAAGTAAAATGTTAAATTGTATTTACAACAATTCAGGCAATGACCTGAAAAGTGCTAGATTGCGATACAATAGCTTGCTAAAAGCTGGCTACAGTGTCGCTCTTCATGGAATGACCGATGAGGATTTCAAGAACTTTGAAAAACTCAAAATCAACCCCTTTGCTCATGCGAAAGAGGGTTGGAGGTTCATCATCTATGACGACCAATCTGGAAAGTTCTTTGTGGACGGTATGGAAGAAATGTCGCCTAGAGATTTTCCAGACTACTTTCGACCTCGGTTAGAGCGTCGGTTAGCTTTGGAACTAGCACTTGAAAGAGCTTATGCTTGCGGAGTGTAATAACTGTTAATGGAAAGAAAGACTATGCGCGTGATGATACTTGCATAGTCTTTTGGTTTTAGTAAGTCTGCATCAGCAGATATGGAGGAAGAAAGAATGTTTGAAGAAAAATACTACAAAAATAACACTGGCCACATGATCCAAGTTTACGCAGAGTCTAATATAGACGAAACTTCCAACCCAATGAGTTTGGATACTGCGTTTAACTTTAATATTTTTCATAATGGGTACGAAAGCATGCAAGAACACTCTTACAAAGGAGTAGATGATTGGTTTGATGCTCAGACGAGCGAAGGCGCATACTACTTATTGAAAGAGCAAGCAAGTTCAGAAGGGAAACCTCTTAAAGAATTTGTCAATACGCTTTGTACCACTTTGGATAAAGTAGGGATTATCGCCTTTCCTATCCGAGTATATGAACAAACCGACAAAATCACTTATTATTTAGGTGAGTGGTTTGACAGCAAACATGGTAGCTTAGTTGGGTTTGCATGGCAAACTAAAGAGAATATTTACAAAGAATATGGTTGTGAACGGATTACAGATGAACTCCGTCAGAAACTTACTTCTAATGTGAAGCAGACTCTTAAAGACTATTCTAACTATTGCAACGGTTACGTTTACGGTTATAATCTTTTTGACCGTAACGGAGTGGAGAACGATGGAGGCAGTGGCTTTATCGCTGATACTGAAGAAGAATTACTGGAGTATATTATCCAGTACCTTCCGTCAGATATTACCGATAATAATTTTGTAGAAATGTCAACTGAAGAAATAGAAGCAGTAGCATAAGCTATTGTATGGAGGAAGTAACATGGAATTTGAAAAACTAACAGAACTATTGGCAAAAAAAGGCGTAAGACTTGTTTGTCGTGACACTCGTACTAATGAGTGGATTGACTGGACACCAGATATTACAAATACAAACTTTATTTATCTTTATCTGGAGGAAAATGAGAGCTTTGCTTACTTATCCCGTGTTGAACGTTGTATCTCATGGAATAGTAAAGGGGTAACTCTTTCTGAACTGTTAAAAATCCGTCTAGCTTTAGAAAGTATTAAAGCAGACAAGGAAATAATTCCTTTTGTGGAGTTGGTTCGTCACCTCATTGATGAAACTGGTAGCTGGTCTGACTATATTAAGGCCGTGATCCAGATTGAAAATGAGCAAGCATCACCAGAAGCTATTGAGAGAGCTTATGACTTTTTCGTAGAAACTGATGATTGTACTCTCATTAGTCCAATGATTGATGAAGTCGTTTGGAATGCTGAAGTTAGTTCAAATGAAGATGAAGCAGTAGCATAAGCTATTGTAT